ACAAGTTAGCCAAACCAAACACAGCTAGTATTACGCCTGCAAATAGTAATGCGTCTATGTATCTTTGTTCCATTTGTTGCCCCTGTCTTGACTTAGTGTTTTTTTTCTACTATCTTTCTTGCTTCTTCCATATCTCGTTTATCGTGGAAATCAGCTTGTCTATTGAGTAAGTCTTGTGAAATGGAAAGTCGTAAGACTTGCTCTAGACGATATACGTCTTGTGGTTTCATTAGCCCCCCTTTCTTGTGTCTTATTGTCGCATATACAACGCTAATAACACCAGAAACACACCTACGAATACAATAATTGTTTCCATTATTTAACCCCCATAATCTTTGAGCATTGTGGAAATGCTCTATCGAATCCTTGCTTTGATACAAGCATCTGTGCGCGTTTATATTGTTCACGCACAGAAGCCCGTGCTGGGTCGCCAGACCCACCTACCCATTCCCAAGAGCGTTTATCGAATTGAAACAAGCCCCTATACTTGCCTGTTCGATTTATTGCTTCTGGGTTTAATGACGACTCACAAACGGCTATTTTCCGGTAATCGCTTGGGAGTAGCTCAACGTCATCAAAATATGGGTTCATTAAAAGTATCTCTAAAATTGGTCTGTCTTCCAATCTGCAGCTGCCGTTTCAGCCTGTTCGTGGCTTGACGGAAGTCTAGAAGCGTTTAACCAAGCACTAAGGTTATCTGCCAATTGTTGTTGATTATCTAATTGGTTTTTAACGATTGTGTATGGTGCGAATTCTAGCTTAGAAAACTCCTGTTCCTTACTTAGGAATTGCAGATATTTCAGTAGTTTCTCTTTATCCCAGTCAGTATAGATACGTTTACATAAAGAATGCAAGAAGTTTACTTGCTTTTCTGTAGCAACTCTATAAGACCCAAAATAGCCCATTTCTAAGCCTTGTCCTTGTCCTGATATAGGCGCAGGGGTTTCGGCGCTAATTTTGCCCTCTATGGGCTTTTTAGGGCTATCTGGTGGGGTTTGCCAAGGGTCGTTTTCTGTGTTCACGTTACGTTGTACTTCCTCTCTAGAAGCAATACCTTTAGTAACAGCAATACCAAGAGCTGCAATAGCACGACCCCAAGCTGATGTTTCTAAGGTCATCATCTCAGCGCCTTTAGCAAAGCCTCGAGCTGGTACACGTTCCCAAGCCCAGCCACTTGCATAAGCCATCTTGTCGCGTTCAGGGTAAGCAAACGCTTCACCATAAATGTATGTTTCGCCGTTAAACTCCAGAACACCCTTATATTGAAAGTGCAAAGTGCCCTCTGGGAATTTGTCGTAAAACATTTGTATTCTGTCTTTAACTTCTATGTAGTTCTTTAGATAATCCATTTAATTAACTCCTATAAATAGTCCTTGAAATTCTTGCAATTGCTGTAGCTTGTTTTCACAATCACATTCCTTAAACGTGCATTGAGTTTTGTGATAAAAATACATTTTGTGATAAGCATCAGCTATTAGTTCTGATATTGGATACCAGACTTTATCCATACTGCCCCTCTCGTTAAAACGAGATTAAAGCAAAGGTGCGTCAAAACACGGCATTGAATTATAACAATTTGATAACGGCTTTAACGCCAAAGCTCACCCTCAGCTATAAAAGACCCATCATTATTGAAAGACACAAGCTCAGGTTTAACTACCCCATCTTGCTCATATACCACAGCAAAACCAGCCGACCAATTAGCAATGTTTTCTTTCAAATAACTCATTTTTTTAATGTCGCACAGATGCCCAACTTCAACACCTGTAAGAGTTGTTTGATTGCCCCCAAAACCATAAGATTGACGCATTATTCCTTGACGATGTGTATGAGAACATATAACCGATTTGTTAGTTTTAACTGCCAAATTTAAAGCTGTAGCACCTGCCATAGAAAATAACCTGGACTCATCGCCGTGAGCGAGAAGCCAGCCTTTAGTAAATTCTTTCAATGACCTGTTGTAAGTTATGTTAATTTCTTTATCGTTATAACCTAAAAGGTTTTCTATTTTAATGCAATCCAAAACTGACATCGCAGGCGCAAATTTTTGGACGTATTTCTCAATGCGTGCTGTGTGATTACTTCGTTGCATAATGAAAGGCTTACTGCGTCCAATAGCACTACGGAATTCTTTGAGCAAGCCTTTCAAACCTATTATATTCTTTTGTAACGAACCCTCAAATTCTAGGGCTGTTCCACGTGCATAAGTTGAAATGGTTTGGCAATCAAGCTCATCACCAACACAAAGTAATTTATCTGGTTTAACATAATCTATATAATCAAGTAAAGAATCAACGTATTGCTTTTTAATGTATGGGTATTGCAAATCTGAGATTACGACGTAACGTTTAATAGTTACCTCTTTCGTGTAGGTTTCTTACCTAACTGTGAGTTAATACTATCTATAGTACTACGAATTTTAACAACATCTAACTGTAGGCGTGTCACTTTATCTGACAAAGAACTTCCACCATTAGGAAACAATTGAGATTTCATTTTAATAATTTCTGCAGTTGCCTTAATAACCAAAACAAGAATAGTAATAAGCAAACCAATGATGCCAATAAGTTCATTTATCATTGTCCGTCAAACCACTCAGGGTCGTAAAAGTCATCATCTTCATCTTCATCAGGTGCAAGAGTAAACTGGTATTTTTCAGCTGCATAGTTAATCATTCCAAAAACTGAATGTTGTGGCATATCTGCGTTTGATGCAATCTTGATAGTTTTCTTTTTACCATCAAAAACTTCCATAACGCAAACAAAACCCGTTATCAGTTTTCCGTCTTCGTGAGCTGTATTAACAATTCTTACAAGTTCACTAGCCATAACATCAGGTAGTTCTATTGTTTGCTTTTTTGCTTTAGGTTTGCTCATATTTCAAATGCCTTTCCGTTAAGGTCGCCTGCCTTAGTAAAGGATATATGCAAATGTGAAACGTGAGGGTTAGACCCTTTGTAGACACGCCAAGCCCAATTCTGTCGTGGTGAGGCTATTCGGTGCTGGTGAATAATGTAACTAAGTCTTTTGTCGCCCTTGAGTGCTATCATCTTTATATTCTCGGCTAGTAGCCACGATTCTTTAGATGAGCCTTTAACAAGGTCTGAGTCAATATCTATAGCACGTACCCAACCTTGTTTATCTGGGTTGTGGTCTGACTTACGTGCGTTGTGTGCTGTGTCGCCTATCCAGCCGTCTGAGCGTTTATCTCGCTTAGGATACTTGGCGTTTATTTCCGAGCGTAATTGCTCAGCTGCTTTACTTAATCTTGGTTTTGGCATTAGGGTTCATAGCTCCCATTGAAGCAGCTACGACAGCACCTAATACAGCTCTGTAATCAAGGGCAAAGTCTGTTGCTTGCCAAGCTGCTAAGAAAGCAATTGCAGCTAGTGATAGTTGTTTATAGTTAAAGGATTGCATCTAATTCTTCTTTTGTTAGTCCTGCTATTTCACCAAGTTTTTTAATTGCTGAATCGCGTGCATCTCGCTTTGCTTTATACTCGGCTTCGAGTAAGCGTTGTGTTTCTAATAATGCTTCTCTGTCAGCGATAAAGGCTTCTTTGTCTGCGCCTTTAAGTTCAATAACTTGGTCATCAATACCTATAAATATTTTTTCAGTTGCCATTTTTATAACTCCTATTTGTTAAACCCATACACACTCACAGTTCCTGTTATATTTCCTCCGCCACCAAAAATAGTAAAACCTGTAAAAGAATCATTAGATTTATGAACCCAATCAAATCTATCTATTCTTTGAGCGTCTACTCCATTTGCTAATGAAACCCACGAACTTTGACCAGTTGTATGAACAGCATTAAAAGGATTTGATAAAAATAATTCGCCAGAACTAATTACAGTTGAACTATTTGTAAATTCCCCACCAGCCCAAGAAGTTTGATTCAATGACCTACCACCAGAAAGAGTTATATTACTGTATTCTAATCTTTGAAAATTATAAATCGAAGAACTATTATCTGAACCCGAAACCCTTAATCTCACTCTTAAATCAGTTGCAGAAGTGCCATAAATTGTTGAAACAACTATTTTGTAAGAATTATAGGTTGCACTAAATACATCAGAAAACGATTGACTGGCTACTGCACTAAAACTAGTTGTATTCAATAAAACCATTCCAGCCTTTTTAGTACCAAGGGCTGTGTTCATAGCTGTATCAACAGCGTCGCCTAAATCACGGATTGCATCT